CCATTAGTGCCATCGCCATTCAGTAGCAATGAAACATCATAGAAGTATGGGTCTGATGGAGCAGAAGCACCACTAGCAGCGTTTAATAGGTCACGAACTGGCATTAGGCCATTCCTTTGCCTAAAGTGAACGATTCCCAAGTCGTTCCACCATCAATCGAATAAAAGCCTAATACATCAACGCCTGAAGCAGTTAATGTAGGTGCAGTACCGCCAGCCCATTTAACTCCTGAAAACCAGTTTACAGTAGCAGAGCCACCATTAGTTAGTTGTAGGATAAATGATGTAACCGTACCAGATGATGCTGTATTGCTTACAGTAAGTGTCGTTGTTGTGCTGATGGTCTTAGTAAAGTAATTGCCAGTAGAAAGGTCAATATTAGATGCTGAGATAGCAACTTGAGTTTCTTTAACCCCAGTCCAAGTAGGTGTTGTGCCTGTAGCATTTGTGCCGATATTATAAGTATCACCAGACTGTATTTCTTCAATCTGCGTACTATTAATAACTAGTGGGTAACGAGCAGTCATAATAATCCTTAATTAATTGGTACTTGTGTGGTTGAGCCACCGTTGAGCAAGATGCCAATGTAGCCATTAGAAGTAGGAACTTGGGTAGTAGAACCGCCGTTAAGCAATACACCAAGATATTGAGTACGGTTTGTATAGGTAAGGCCAGTACCAGTAGAAGTTATTATCTGACCACTAGAGCCTACAGACGAAAGACCTGTACCACCATTAACAACTGGTAAAACACCAGTCAATGAAGTTGCACTAACAGGAGGCAATGGTACAGTAACTTCCACAACACCTTGGGATGGATTGCTGTATACGCAATAACCCATTACAGTCACTAAATTAGGATTAGAAGGTGCTGTATTTGTTAAAGCTCCTGCAGTTGTCGCTGAAAGATACATCGTATCGCCAGCAGTAAATGAATGTGTATCTATTCCTGTAAATTTACCTAATACAACTACATAACCATAATTGTTATTTGTAATAGCTGTATTAGTAAGACCAATAGCGTTTGCTGTAGAAGCTGAGTTAGCTTGGGCAAGAGCTACTGTAGGAAACTGTGAGTGTTGCCCATTAATATAAACTGCAGAACCTACAGGAATAGTAGAACCTGTAGTATTATATACACGAACTTGAACTTCTTGACCTAAATGAAGGTCATTACCTGTTACACCATTGTAAAAAGTAAGAGCGTCATTATCTTGTGCATACCATAAAACACCTGCCGCATAAGACGGATTAGTTGCTTGAGATGCCCAAGTCTCGTAATCAACTATTGTAGGTGTTGAGAAGTTATATGCTGTGACATTACCACTAGCGTCTTTGTAGACTGCCTTCTCAGAAGGGTAATCACACCATACATCTTGCGTCCCACTGGCAAAGTTTACCAATGAGCCTGAATTAGAAGAGGACAGTACAGTAGTTCGGGCAAGTGTTGTGCCTCCACTACCGACTGTACCAAGACCTACTTCCCAGTTGCTGCCAGATTGGTCAGCGATGGTATAGTAGGTTGTGTTATTGGCTCCAACTCCAGCCGAAAAAGATTTATATTCTGTTTGCGCCCCAAGGAGCGTAACTGTTCCAGTACCAGGACTAGAACACGATTCTTTAACTCTATCAGCTAGAACGAGAGCCATTTAATGCCTTATTAACTAAATTGAACTTTAAATGTAAAAGCAATACTGTCACCGCTATTTAAAGCAATACCAGTAAAGTCACCTTTTACAAACAAATTACCAGAAGTAGAAGCATCAAATAAACCAGCGTTGGTGATTGTCTCACCAGTAGCAGCGGTTTGAGTTCCTACGACTTGATAAGTGTCATTAGTTGTTGAAGTAGTTTGCTGTGTGCCTGTACCAGATACACGAGGCAATACTTCTGTAAATAATGTAGTATCAGTTGCACCTGTCGTACCTGACCCAGTACCCCAACCGATGTAGTTGGGTTGAGTTCCGCTTCCGAGGATGCGGTTGGTAACGATGGCACGTCCTGAATTGACCAGTAAAGTTGCCATTTTAAAACCTTTCTAGAAACTTTTTGAGTTTCCAAATAATTCGTTTAATTGGGTTTTTATGCCAGTAATCAATAACGCCTAACTCCTCACGAGTTCCATCTGCACGGATTATCGTAGCAATTAATTCTATCTCTTTAGCGTTACTTTGAGTTACTTGCATATTAATCTTTGATAATTTCCAAAATAATGGTAAATGACGTATTAAGCGTTGTTGTTGCACCGCCAATTGTTGTCAATAAAATTTTACCAGTAGGAGTTGTTGCGTTATCTGTAATACCACCGAATGGGGCAGCTTTAATCTCTCCACGACCTGTGCATTCCCACAAACTTGTAGGAGTTGCACCGTCCCAAATTAAATCTACTTGAATGCCGTCTTGAATATCAAAGTTAATACGTTTTACACGTACAGTCTTTGGAATACTTCCTTGAGCATCAATTTGACTTAATGTGCTAGGGTCAACAATTGTATATCCTGAGATGTCTGAGCCATTTACCCATCCAGATATTTTAAATGTGGCATTGCGATAGCCGTCATTTAGTGTCTGAATTGGAAGAATGTTGTAAGCCATGATTAATAACCACCTTTAGGCTTTGGTGCCTTCATTGGTTGTTTGGGAGTCTTACCACTTGTTTTTTGAGGTTTACCTGCACCGTAAGGAGCTTTAATACCCATTCCGATTGGTTGACCATCACGTAATTTCTTGTTAGGCATAATTTTTTCCTTTAAGTTTAGAGAAAAAACCCCCTAGATACCTTTTGGGTCACTAGGGGGAAGCTCTCACGTAAAGAGTCTATTAAACTCCAGGAGTACCCCACAATGCACGTGGGTCGCCCCAACCGAAGGCATAACGCTCATACGATTTAGCTTTAGCGTTCATCGTATCGAAATCGTTATCTTGGTCAAAACTAATAGCTTGACGCTCTTGATAAATCATACCTGTGCCTGTTGGAACTTGAGCACGGATAAACCATGCTTTAGTAGAGGTCAGATAGTGGTTCATCTTAATGCCTTGTGGCAATGCGTTGGTCATCATCAAGATGTTCGCAGCGTTTGAAGCTGTGCCAGGAGGGTTAGCACCTGTGTTGTATGAGTATACAGACTTCAAAATGCGATTAGCTTCGAACCAGTTGCTTGGGTGAACAATGAGGCTCAAAGGCATCAAGTTGATACGCAAACCACGGTCGTTGGTAGCCAACATCTGTTGAATAATCAAGTTCTCAATTGCTGCTTCAGACAAGTTGGCTGCTGTAGTCAACAAGTTACTGAATGTGCCACCGGATGTATTTGGGTGGGAAGCATTCAAGAGTGATACACCGTCACCACCAGCATAGCTGTTGGAAAAGGCGTTGTTGTAAACGTTAGCAGCTACGTTCTCTTTGGTTTGACGCATAGAGAAAGCGTTTGCAGCAGCACGACGCTTAGAAACAACTTCATACAGGTTGTCTTGGATTTCCTCTTCGGTAACGATATAACCGAGACCGTATGCTACGTTGGTCAAACGAGTTACGAAACCTTGAGTCTCAGAGTCATAAGCAACGCCTTGACCCTGTGGTTTTTGAGGAGCTAGACCAAAGCCAGTAGCTTGGACGTACTCTTCATAGTTTTTGTCAGATGTGGTTGTATCGAACAAGTCTGTGTATTCGATAGGATGTTCATTATAAGAACGACCCCACCAAGCCTTAATACCAGGCCACAGAGCTTTTGGAAACGAACCAGTAGTAATAACACCAGCCATTTTATTCTCCTAATTAGATGCCAGCAGTTGGACGGAGCATCTCGTGCTCGTTGAACAATACCATGAAACGAGTGTATTGACCTAGTACGTTACCAGGGATAGGCTCGATTCCAACAATCTTCAACACTGCAGTAGAAGAAGTAGTGGTGCCAGTTAATACAGTTGCAGACATCTGATTAGAAATAGAAGGTGTAGCTACAGTGTAGGTTGCGTTCTTATTTACATCAGTTGTTGCAAAAGTTGTGCTATCGCCTTGGACTAACCAAACTTGGTCTGGGTCATCATTTACCAAAACATAGTAAGCCTGTGATTTAGAAGCAGGAACACTAGTAGTGGTCAAGTCGATATTTGTACCCTGAATAGAAGGGTTGTTTGGGTTTGCTACGAGAACACCAGTCACAACACCACGTGGGGTTTGACCAGATGTGCACTTAGCAATTGCAGGTGTACCATTAGCATCACCACCATCAACAGTGTAAACTGTGTCGCCAATGTAATACGCAGAGGTATCAGTAGAAGCGATGTAGTAAACACGTTGTTGTTGGTTTTGTGGGTTACCTGTACCATAAATGATGGCTGAAAAGCCAAATGG